GAGGGTATTTGCCCCCGGTCGCGCGGTTTGGCGTTTCATGTTTATAAAAGTGATTGGCGTTACTTTTTAACAGGCCGGGGGCTTTTTTCTTATCCTCCCCCGAAGGATTTATTCCACCCGGTACTTCTCCGGATCAAAAGCGTCTTTCTTCCTCCAGCCGTCAGACAGCGTGTCCTGAACATGCTTCATGGCTTTCGTGTAGAAATCGGTCAGTTCCTCCAGTGTGACGAACTCCCGATATTGGGGAACCTCATCCGTACCGAACTTGAATGTCACGGGAAGCGTAGCACCACCAGTCTGTACGGCCAGATCATACGCTGCCTTATAATTGAACTGGTTTTCACTTGACAGCCATACCGGCATACCTTCATAGAGAAAACCGGAAAGTATCTCACGGTCAATTTGCTCATTACACCAGTCTGTAATGACGGACTTTATAGTATCCATGTGAGGTCTGCCGACAAAGCCTTCCTCCATGTAGGAGGCGGATCCGTCCTCACGTTCCTGTACATCCCAGCGGATGCGCCATCTGTTGCGTGCCGGGCTCACGCACTCGATCAGTTTTATCCCGGATGTTCCTTCTACCCGTTTCATGTAAATATGTATTTAGTTCGACCCTTGCCGAAGGTTTCCGTCTTGATGGTGGTCTCGAACGGGAAGCCGTCGGGCATATCCTTCACTTGCAAGAGGATGTTCTTCATCTCCTCGCTGTTGGTAAAGAACTTTTTCGGTTCACCGTTCATCTCAATGGCCACGATACAGCGGTCCTCGCCCTGTTCGGTCTTGATGCCCGTCTCGAAGTCCTTCACCACAATCGGTAAGTTCACCAGCTCCCGGATGCTTACCACCACCCCGGGAAAACGTTTCTTGCCGTCCTCCGGCTTGTAGGAAACGTTCAAGTCTTTAAATGATCTCATGTCTTTGCCTGTTAATTTTTTAAACAACGTATGACAGTCGGCGTGCTTGGCCATCCCGTAGAACGACGCTATCAGCTCACGCCTCCTCCTTCTCGATTTTACCTCGTGCATTTTTCGGGCGAACTTCTGCTTGATGCGCTTGCGAAGGCGGACATGGTCCGCACCGAAAGTCACATACCCCAGAAAGTCGATGCCCTCGCCCGGCGGGAACACGCGCTCGTTCCCCTTCACCAGGAGACCGGCACACTCCATGCGCCCGTGGACGGCATCACGAATCTTCCACAGTTCCGCTTTCGTTTTACCCAGTACGACGCCGTCATCACAATAGCGGTAGAAATGACGCACGGCATACCTGTCCTTCAGATAATGGTCCAGATACACAGACAAAAGCAAATTGCCCAGCCCCTGCGAGCTGCGCAGGCCGATACTCAGACCTTCAGGCATCAGGCGGATAAAGCTCTCCAGCATGGTCACGAGCTTTGCGTCCTTGAACACCCGGCTGACGCAATACATCACAAAATCCTGCTTCACGCTCTCGTAGAATTTGGTGATGTCAAACTTGTAACAGTAACGTGTACCATCAGGGTCTTCGGCCATGTCACGGCGGACATACGCCAGGAGGTCGTGCATCCCCCGTCTCTTGATACTGGCGGAGGTGGTACGGATGAAACGTTTCCGCAGATGGCGGTCCACCACCGCCATGATGGCATGCACGGCGATGCGGTCCTTCATCGGGATCACCTGAATGCGGCGTAGCTTGCCGCCCTCGATGATCTCGCGTTCACGGTAGTCCTTCACGCGGAAAGTACCGGATGCGATCTGCGCGACCAGCTCCTCCAACACCTCGGGCTTATGCGCGAGCAGATAGCACCCCTGGCGGCTGCGTTTACGCTTGCTGCCGCGAAGGACCTGCCGGAAGGAAGCCTCCATGTTGGAAGGCTCCACGATCTCCTCGATGATATACCCAACCCTGCGCATAAATTACTGTTTATTGCTTTTAATACGGGGCCTTCAATCCCCCGGGCCCGGCTTCTTCGAACCGTTTCCGGCCTACCAAACCCTACCCGACACTTTATTTTTCAGTTTTCCGGCCCTTACGGACCGCTGTTACTGCGGCTTGCCCCCCTCGGCACCACGGTGGGGACAAGTCCCCGGTGTTGTACGCCGATTAAAATTTCCTTTCGATTGTTGTTCAGACGAGAACCGATGTTCGTGTTCGTATTCGAGGAATCGTTGTTCGCATTCGACATCGAAACACCGCCATTCGGGTTCGCGTTGTTGTTGCCACGATAGACCACACGGCCTATGGGGAGGCGCCACCTTTCAAATGCAAAAGTACTATTTTCAAATTATTATTTAACAAACAGATACAAAACCTGACGTCAAAAAAATATTTTTCGACGGGCTGACGCCCGTAATGAACGGCGTTCCCCTGCTCGGGGAACACCGGATGTTTTGTCGCTTCGCTCCCGCTTTGACGCTTTACGCGGCCGATCATGCAACCTCGCTTATCGCTTTAAACGCCACGGCGCTCGACGCCTTAACGAGCC